GACTTTTTTCATTGGCATTGAGGCTTCATCTAATGTTTCTTTACAATCAGCTACCATTTGTTTTAGTTCTTTTTGATCACAATCAGGATGCATTTTACAAATTTCTGCAACAGACTTTCCATCTTGACACATTTTCTTAATGTGTGCCATTGAAGGTAATTTCTTTTTCTCATCATACTCAATGTCTTTGGTAACTTTCTTGCCAGCTTTTTCAGCTTTATTGTCGTCTTTACCTTTATGACCTTCGTCATATTCAATGTCTTTAGCAACTTTTTTACCTGCTTTTTCAGCTTTGTCATCAGCTTTGGCACGTGCTTCACTCATTGGACTCAACAAGCTATCGTTTGGTGGTTGGTCGGCTTCTTTTATTTTCTTCATTTGTGCACCAGCAAGATATTTTTGTATCTCCTTTGCCGCATAAAAGGCAGCATCACCTGCAGTGGATGAGTAAGGATCATTATCATATATTAAACTAGTTGATATTGACTGTAGAGTTTTAGGGTCCATTCTTGGAAATTCTTTTTTAACCGCAGACATAGTAGTCTGAAGGTTAGTACCATAATCACCTAAATGTTTATATTTTTTCCATACGTCCATCAGTCCAGGAATACTTGAAAATTGCTTTTGTATTCTTGCTTGATTTTCAGGATGATCTGACACTGTGCCCTCTTTCATCTCTTCTGGATTACCAAGAGTTACATCACCCTTTTTAAACATTTCAGCCGCTTGTGGGCTTTTTGCAGTTGCAACAACTTTACCAGACGCATCTTTAACTTGTACAGCGCCCGGCATTGGAGCAGTTGTATAATCGCTCTCTTCAACCGGAGAGTTGAATGAACCTCTTGCAATACGTTGAACTTGTCCCGGTTTGTTAAACTTAGGTGTAACTTTTGTTGCAAGAGCAGAAATTGGTTTACCTTTTGCATCAATTGTTGTACCTACATCTTTTACTTCAGCACCACGTGTAAAGTGTGGATTCTTACCAAAATATTGTTTGTGTTGAGGATTCATTTTGGCAATTGCATCAGGAGACATTTCATTTTCATTCAATGCTTTATCTAGTGAATCAAAATATTCTTTTAGACCCTTTTTCTTTGTTTTAGTCTCAGGATCAGTACCATCATCTTTTTTGTTATCAGCATGGCTTTGTGATTTGCCTTTAACTACTGTAGTTTTCTTTTTATCATGTTTAGGTAATTTAACATCTTTGCCAGACTTAACACCGAATGCACTAAAGTCATACTTTTTTGTTTCACCGGAATCATCAGCATCTTTCTTAGGACGACCTTTACCTTTTTTAGCGGCAGTAGATTTAACTTTATTGCCCTCATCATCTTCATCATCTTTACGACCGTAACCACCTGGCTCAGCAGTATGCTTTAAGCCAGTTTTAGTTTTTTCTTTTGCTTCACTAAGCTGGGTCATTTTGTTCATTAAATCTAACATATTCATTTTCATATTCCTTTTATTTAGATACACTGGCGCCAGTTGCTGGTTTTGGTGGACGTGTAATTGTACTCATCGGACTCTTATCGCCTAATTTCTTATCATCCAAATATGGCTTGAACGGGTCAAACGAATTAGGAGTCTTTTGTCCTGCATAAGGAATATCAATAGTTGAACCCTTCATTTGGTCTTTGATACTTGATAGATAACTATCACCATATGCTTTATTTGCTTCTTTAGCACCAGGTTGCTCACCCATTTCTTCATGTGTAAGTAGTGGGCTATCTTTCATTTCATTAGCATAGCCTTCAGCTTCGCTATTAATGCTATCGTCATATTGACTGCTGATAACACGAACCATGTTAACGTTGTATCCTAGAAGTTGAGCAATTTGCTGAATCATAGGTTCAGTAGCTGGGTATCTGAAGTCTGCTTTAATAATAGTTACAGATTGATTTGCTAAATTAGGAAATCCGTACGGATCTTTCTGTATAGGTGTTTTCACTGGATCGCTGATTCTGATCGGGTCAAACTTGTTTAGATTGTATTTAAACATATCTATAAAGTTTTTATCCACATCACCAGCAATCTTTATAGTATAGTTGTAACTTTTAAGACTTTCGGTTATGTATTGTTTTAGACTACGCATAGGTATCCTTTTTCTTATATATATTTATCTATTTATGATTTTTATTTGCATTTCGTAAAATGCTTGAGAGGTTATTGTAACCCAGCCGCGCCGGCCAATCCATACCTAGCAGAACTTAATGGGCCACGTACACTTGCTGTTGCCGTATCTGTTGCGTAGGTAATACGTTGAACTGTTGATACACCACCACTAACAAAGCCACCACTAAACCAACCGTCAGTGGTACTCCCTGATGCAGACAAAAACTGCACTGCCACACTTAACGGGCCACGTACACTTGCAATATCTGTATCAGTTGCATATGTTATTCTATCTATAGTTGACATATTGATTGGGTTGGAGCCGCCACCAAACCAGCCATAATTTGTTCCATCTGTGGTTGCTGCTAATGAACTTCTTGTCAAACTTAATGGGCCACGTGTTGATGCTGTTGCCGTATCTGTTGCATAGGTAATACGATCTACCGTGGATTGTAATCCGGGTACACTGCCTGTAGTATTACCTCCGCCAAACCATCCATCAGTGGTATTACCGGTAGCTGCCAAAGCACGCCTGGCTAAACTCAATGATCCACGAACACTTGCAGTAGCGGTATCTGTAGCAAAGGTAATACGTTGTACAGTTGATACAATACCCGGAGCTGATGGACTAGTACCACCGCCGAACCAGCCATCAGTGGTATTACCGGTTGCAGCCACACTATAAATTATGATACTTAATGGGCCACGTACACTTGCTGTTGCCGTATCTGTTGCGTAGGTAATACGATCTACTATAGACGCCGTAGTCGGTGACGACGCAGAACTTCGGTCTCCACCACCAAACCATCCGTCAGTAAAATTACCGGTTGCGGCTAAATTATATCTTGCTGAACTCAACGGTCCACGTGCAGTTGCAGTTGCTGTATCAGTTGCGTATGTAATACGGTCTACTATTGATTTATATCCAGGTGCAACTCCCGTATACCCACCACCAAACCACCCAGCGGTAGCTGATGAGGGAGGTGCCAACGTAGCTGTAAATCCACCACCACTAAATGTAAATGCTCCACTAAATGTTACTGACATATTTTTATTCCTATCTCATTATTTATCGGACGGTTCTTTACTGGCCAACATCTTAAGCAACTCGTTGCGGTCTAAAGCTTTACCCTCACCAATTGGTGTGTTCTCTATCTCTTCGGCCTTGCCAGCTAATTTCTGGTCTAACTGTGCTTTCTTAAGCTGTAAATCAATCATCTTTAACTTCTTATTCAATTTAGCAGTCTTTGCTGTAATAGCATGACCTAACATGTTACTAGCAACACTAAAAATCTCACTACTAAATCTACTATCAACTTGCATACCCAAATCACTTAAATCTTTAAAACTATCTACAGCCATCTGCGCTAATTCATCTAACTCATTATCACTAGCATCTAATCCACGTACTTGTGGCAATGCATTGTCAATCTTCTCTAAAGCACTTAATGCATCAGTGGTTATGTCACGTGCATTTTCTGGTATAGGAAAATGCAAGCTGTCAATCTCATCTTGTGGTAACTCAAATAATTCGTTTAATTTTTTTGTCATACAAGTATTTAGTTACTTGCTTCGCCCATTATAGAAAAGGTCATCCTCAGTTATAACTCTAAAGGTATATCCATGATGTTTACAATAGGCCATGGCCGCTTGCCATTTAGCATGATTGATTGCTACTACCATTCTGTCTTTGGCATTAGCAACCTTACTCTCTATAAGACTTTGTTTTTTAGGCTTAATCTCAACTATCTCAGCAATGTTTTTACCATACTTGTTTTGATAAACTACAAAGAAGTCCGGGATATATGTTTTTGGTTGTCCAGTAAATGGATTACGATAGGGTACACTTATTGCTTCGCTGGCCCAATACAATACATTTTTGTTAGTGTCACAAAAATTCATAAATGTTAGTTCCCATCCACTACGATATCTAGGGGTATGTTTACCTATATATTTTTGAGCATTTTTTGGAACAAATGTGCCTTGAGCATATTTTGCCATGATTATTGCACGATGTTACGTGCTACTGGTTGATTTGATTGTGGTACTGTGCTTACACCATACAAACTTGTTTTAGATTTAAAACTGTTTAGATAATATGATATAACTTGATTCATTTGTAATTTGTTACCAGTACCTTGAATTTGTCCTAACAAATCTAATACAGGTATACCTGTTTCTTGTGCTATTCTAAATAGAAATGAAGTAAAATTACCTGCAATAGCTTTAGTATCGCATACAGTTTTAAAATAACCGTTAACAATATCAAATTCATTTCCGTTTACTACCATATTAAATGCGTAAAAATCGTCAAATATCTTAACTGTTAAATCTAGAGAAGTGCGGTCGTCTATAATTCTTGCCATGAGTTATCCTCCTGCACTATTTATATTAGGGGGAACCACTGCTCTACCATTTGCTTGTTGTTTTTGATTTGGAGTAGAACCGTATATTAAAGTATTAAATAACACATTTCTACCGGTGTTGTTTAATGGATTCATAATAGCATTAGTGATACCAGTTGTTACTTCACTTCTAATAGCTTGTTTTAAATTTATATTTTTAAGAGTATTATATGTAGCCCCTGCCTTCTGAATGGCACCTAAAACGTTTTTGTTATCGCCGGACAAATCACTAATAACTCCACCAACCCCGTCTATTAAACCACCTTGACCTAGTATACTAGACTGACTACCCGGTCTTGTGATAGGACTAGGCACTCTATCATAATTTGAATTAAGTCCAAACCCTGCAACAATGTCACTAGGTTTAGTTCCATCGATAGCGCCTTGAAAATATTTTACAGTTTCATAATCTAATGTCATTGTATTTGTCATTGTACCATTACCCTGTGAGTAATCGTAGGTATCATGTGCAAATCTATTAATGATAGGATTAATCAAAGTGTAAGCTACATAATTATGTTGATTAAAACCAAATATTGTAACATTCTTAAAGAACGGAATTTTAGTTTGACCTGTTGCGGCTTGTGTGTTACTAGCAGGACTATCAGGTGTTTCTCCTACATAGCCCCAATTAGTATTACCAGTAATAGATTGTGAATAAATGTTTCTTGCGTTATAGTTTGTATTATTAGGACTATTAGTACTACCGTTGCCTGTTTGTTGTGCCTGTCGTCCTGATACTGATGCTACTGGTATACTTGCATCCTTATAATAATATGTATAGTAATTATACCACATGTTACGTATTAAATTTCCGTTATCATCATGGAAATTAATATCTATGGGATCATATTTAATTTTTGTTTGCACGATACGTTTACGATTATACTGATTCATCGTATGTGTATCAAATGTATAGCTTGGTAATTTTACAGATTTAACAGCTAAACCAAAGTTTGCACCTTGAGGTAATCCTACTGCATATGCACTTTGATTGATTTCAAAATACACATGGAATAGGAACTTAAATTTAGGTGCATATTGATATGCATTGGGTCTGAATGTTTTACTAGCGTGAGTATAATCACGAAGGTAGTCGTTGCCGAAGAATCCTCCGGCAGCGTCTGTTAATAAGTTTTGAAAGAATCCAGCCATTTAATATATAAAATATATTAAGTTGTAGAACCAATACCAGTTGCTGATGTTCCACCAAACGCACGGCCAACACTTACGCCAACACCAGATGTTAACGGTGATTGAACCGCATTATCATAGCGAATTGCTAATTGTATTGTTACAACTTCATTTGAACTATAAGCCAAGTTATTGTAATTAGCTCCCTGTAAGAAGCAACCATATACTTCCCAAGTTTCTAATACTACTGGAGCAGCAGTACCGTTGCCACCGTCCAAGATTTCAACGTTTGTTTGGAACTTGTAATCTTGACCAGTAGCCGCAGATGCTTGTTCAACAAAGTCCATTTGTTTCTGTAACTGTTGACCAACTAGTTTTGACACACTACCTGTAGCGTCATCTCTGACGTTAATTGTCATAGGTTGCCATTCGTGACGTCCTGCCAAATACATAGTAGAGTTATAAATTGGTATAGTAATTTCACCAAAACTAACTGAAGGGCGAGTTACGTCAATAACTTGCTTAGTTAATTCATTTGTAGATGCACTTGTACCAAAGTTAAGAAAATTAACTCTAAAACGATATTGTAGTTTGGGCATTAGTAAGCCCTGATTTCCGCCAGCGTTGTCTGACGCTACGGTCATGTTAAACAATGATTGTGAGGCTATTGCCATGTTTTTTCTCCTGTTATTAATATTTATCTATTTAAATAGATACCCCTCTCGGGGTATCATATTTTATTATTGTCCACCAAGCTCGCCTGTGTTCAATATACGAACCGGGATATAGATGAATTCAGCTGCCTTAACAGGCTCAACTGCAACGTCAATCCACAATTCATTTCTATCAATTCTTGCCGGTGTGTTGTTACTTTCGTCACAAACAACAAGATAATCATATAGACCACGTTTAGCAACTAAATCAACCAGCAATGTTTGTACAACACCTGCAATTTGATTGCGTGTTAGTGCGTCATTGGGTTCAAATACAAACGGTCTTGCCGCTAATGTTAACTGTCTACGTATATAAGCAACTAAACGAGCAACGTTAGTTCTGTCTAATGCACTTGAACTATTAAAACTAGTCTTGTTACCGTAATTCAATAAACCAACACCAGTAAAGAATACTAATGGATTAATAAAGTTAATATATAATACATCACGAATACCTAAGCGTGTTTTTATTGATTGGAACTCACCGGAAGCACTATCAATATAACCAATACTTAATGCATTGTCAATTGTACCACGACGAGTACCGGCTGCCGCTAACCAAGGATAACTTATAGTATCATTACGTAAGAATGTACGCAACATCATATATGATGGGGGTACTGCAACTTGATTACCTTGTAAGTCAGTTGCTAATCCACTTGGATAGAATAGACCCATATATGTATCACGATTTACTAGACCTTCTTCACCTGTGCTTGATGCACCCGCGTCATTATTAGCCCATGCTTGAATTGCAGTAGCGTCATCTGGTAATCTCATTGGTGTATCACCTAAAATATAACCAGTTTGACCACGATCATTATTCAATGTAATCATACCAGGTTGTAGTTCTGGATAGTTAGGTGTTGCAAGCAAGTTGAAGAAGTTATCTTCATCACGTATTGCTGTATTAGTAGCAATCGCCGCATTCAGTGATTGTACAACCATTGCACGTTGTGCTTTACGACCCATATAAGGGGCACCATTTGTTTGATTACCACTAACTGTTACCCAAGTATCAGTATATGTAGGTAATGTTTCATCTGGGAAATCCGTGTTATTAAAATAGTCTGACCTGTACT